ATCAGAGATCCTCACCCCACCGCCTTATCAGCGGAGGTTGGAGTGGAAAGGAATTAATACCACTCAAAACCCTCGGACCATTTATCAACAACGGTCCATTTAGGCACCGGTCTACCTAAGAAACCTCGTTTGGGTTCATACCCGTATGAGGCTCTGTCGATAGCCGGGCATGCGAGAGCAGCTAATAGACGGCCCAACGATCGCTTACGCTTTCGTATTGGGTTCATCTTCATAGACTGCACTGTCCACCCTTGCCACCCTTTCTTCGCCTTTCTGGGTCGGGCTTCATCGAAACTAACGATGAAACCTGTGTCACCTAGGCTCAGAGGAACTTTACATTTCCTCCAAGCTTTCGGTGTAGCTTTATAAAGAGCTACCCATAAGGGCCTGAAGCGAGAGTCACAGCCTATTCCCCCTAGTCTACGATTTGCGTAGATACGGAGGGCGTTGGCTATCTGCATAGGATAAGGAATCTTCTGATTCTCATCTTTCCGCAGATAAAAGGGACGCACATTTTGGCCTTTAAACCAATCCGTGCCGCATGATTCGAAAAAGCTTCCAGCCAAGAAGCTCTTCCGTTCGTTCACCTTGAACCCTAAATAGTTCAAGGCATCAACTACATCACTTGCATAGGCTTGGGGAACGATAATATCGTCGCCATAAATCCCTACCAAGTGGTGCTCACATAGAGGAACTGCACTATAAGCAACAGCCGCAAAGATAAGCGACTCGAGCTCAAAAGTGTAGCCGTTACCCATTGACGAGAACTTCTCGTTTTCATGATAACGGTCTTCCACCAACGTGTAAGAGCTTCGGAATAATTCCAAAAGCTCAAACCAATCGGAAGGAAGAAACTCCATGACGACACTCCAACTCAAGCTGTCACTCGCTGCCGATAAATCTATGGTAGCAAGATGGTCAGAATAGGCCCTCCGGGCCAACTCCTGATTCCAGCTCTGGTCGGAGAGGTTGACACCAAGTCTTTTGAGCCTAGACCTGAGGATAGCACCGATACCTAGCTGACCATAAATGTTCAGCGTCGGTTCGATGCAAATCCCTCGATCCGTCTTCGCAGACTTGGGAACGGTAGTGAACCGATTTCCTTCGACGATCACTGGATGAGCTTTCTCAGCCCACCAGCGGTCTCCGAGCATAGCTCGGTAAAAGGGCATCAGTTCGTAGGTTAGATGAATTTCTTCATCGTATTTATCTGACAGTACACTACCACTGCCCCGCACACCGGTTGTAGCTCCGGGCCCAAAACGGAATTTAGACTCGATATAATCGAGATCAGATCTCCGCAAAGAGCCTAGCAACTTCCTCGTCAACCTGATAGCATCGGTTACCACCTTCGGGTGTTTACCCTTTGCTGCCAGGATCGAGTCGTTAGTTGCTCTACAACGTTGCTCAGACTCCATAAAGGAGTTGAGAGCTACCTGTTTCCTATCAATGCCGAGAGGCAAGTTAGGGGATTTTGATAGTAAGGTCGAGGCCAGGTAATCATCAGCGAAATTGCTGTGGTCCTGGTAATCACTCGGGTTTACTTCTAGTCCCACCAGCTGCTCCCACTCTTCATTTCTGATGAGTAGAGCAACTGTTAAGCTTCTCGGCGTATCAAGGATTTCACAGATAGCCAGTGCGGTCGTAACCTCTAGCGCAAGGCTTGAGGTCATGTCTAAAGCGAAACTATTAGACATGGCATAATCTCCTATAGTGACATTACACGAAAACCCGACATAAGTCAGGAACGTGACGACAGAAGTCAAGGAGCACGCTATAGTCAACGCTATGAAGCGGGTCCGGGTCCACGACGATCACATCGCGTTTATTAGCGATATGGTCGAAGAAGTGAACCATGGAATCCACAACATGAGCGAAAAACTCAGCAGCAGCCAAGACAACAAGTCGCAGTACTTCAAGACTGGTGTCCATGCCAATTAATAGGCAGGGTCCAGATCCGAGATGTATCCGTTCAGGACGGAGTCAGCCAACGCGTTCTTAATGAGCGCGGCGACATGACCTCGTTCCGTGGCGGACATCTCGTCCGGAAGTACGATGTCACAGGAGAAACGTGCAGTATAAGCCACGTATGTTTTGCCGGTGTCCGTAGAAGTAGCCTCATACGGAATGTTGAGGCGGATCTTCACACGGTCGGTCTTCCGAGCACCGTTCGCCCGACTGTACTGCGCTACCAGCTCTTTCGAGCCGGCAGCAGTGGTACCATCCCGGTCAAGCCAGACGGCTTGATCAGGGGTCACACTAACAGGGACAAAGGTGTGGTTGGCCGGTGTTGCATCGGCAAGTACAATGTTGCTTACGGCAGGCATGATAATACCTCTCTGGTTTTATGGATTGAACCTTGACAAGTGATAAACGCGTAGAAGCTCATCCATCAAGCTCAACGTGTCTAACAGCTCCAGCTCAGACTCCGTAGGGATTGGAATTAACCAGCCCCGTTCGGTGCACTGAACTGAAAGCTGAATGACGTGTTGAATGACGGACTCGCTATCAAATGCGTTAACCATAAGTCAAGACCTCTTGTGGGACACCCCACATGGTGCCATCATCGCTGACAGCGTTGGTTAAGTACCGTAAGAAGGGATAAGCCATGCATTATGGCTTTCCAGCTAGTGCTGGGATCCCAACGTGGTACACGAGGTAACGGAATCGAGGTGATCACATCCCTCTTGTGTGACTCATAAATGTAACTGGCTTTCTCCCGCTTTTCATCGCGGAAGTACCAGTCACCAGAGTACACATTTGGGTCTGTATACCACCTTTGAAACCGTCGTTTCTCAGTGACGGTTCCCTTCACAGCCTTCACATTCTTAAGAGCATCAAGTGCTCCTAAGTAGTCGCCGATCGGGATTCCCCAATCGACAACGAAGGAGAAGGGTATGCGTTCCCACGCCCACTCTAACGGATTACCAGGATCAAAACCCCTGGCGTCCGGTTCGAGTTGGACGTAGGCAATCGCCCGTCTACTGACCTCCCATACGTACTCATGGAATGCCGAGAAGCTTTCAAAAGCGTCTTCGTCCCTACCTCTGGCGAAAGATGTAAATCGCCGGTAGACAGGTTTCGATAGACGCTCTGTCAGCAACTCGACTGAGTCGTAAAGAGCACCCACCAAAGGCGCGACACCATAAGAGTATTGCAGCTCTGCAGCTGCGACGCTACATGGTGTTATGCGTTTGCGATTTGGCCGTCCTCTCAAGCTAGATTTAGCTTTTGAGTAGCGCCGCCACGCGTCACGCATGCCTATGCCAAACTTCTCGAACATCGAGGCAGTCTGGCGATACTCGATTAGCGTATCACCTAGATTTACGGCGAGTTCTTCTATATCGCCGCGCATCTTGGTTTGCCAATCGGGATTTGGTGGAAGACCTAGTGTTCCTTCAAAACAGAGTACCTTATATTCATAATGTACTCCAGTAGCGAGGGGACACGAGTAAGACTTCGAATAATGGCGAAAGCCAGTCAACGATGTCTTCCTTTCCTGTATCGGTTGTGCCGTCAAGTTATCAGGCACTAAGACAGCAGGTTTCGGTCTACTCTCGGGAGGGTTATCCACGACAACTACCTTCTTACGATGATAACTATCATAGGTAATCGAATCAAGACCGCCACAGGCACTTTTGTACCAGTGAATGCGTTCCCAATATCGATTGCCGTAATAGTATGTCGTCGTCGTCATGTAATCACCTTGTTGTTAAGACAAGGATGACCCA